AGAAATCACCATACTTACACATATTACGAATCCATGGCCATAAATTAAATTCTATATTTATAATATCATAGAATAAATTATGTAATATTTCTTTTATCTGATGATTATCAGTTTTAATTTCTAAAACTTCTCCATATTCAGATTTCATTGTGGATTCATCTGCATAAATATCAAGAGCACTTGAAATTATTGCATCACTATCCATTGATTCATAATCTTTAAAAAGATTTAATCTCATTGACTTAGTTAATAGTGAATCTGAATATCCACTTAATCCTGCACCTGTGAATATTTTTTGATACCTATCAACAAGATTACTTCTTGACATAGATTGTGTGCGACTTGTATCAGCAACTTTTAATTTTTTGCCTCCTACATTTCTTACAATTACATTTGTAGAAAATAATCGTTGTAATCTACCAAATAGACTTTTATCAGCCATTTTTTACCTCTTTACTTAATTAACCATTCTAATGATTCTCTCTTTTTACCGATTTCCCAGCTCCAAGAATCATTTTGATTATCTGTTGGTGTATAAACACCTTGATTTGATGTTATACTATTTATTGCTTTCTTTTGTAATTCTATACCTTCTGCTCTTAATCGTAAAGCAGTTTCTCGTATCCACAGTCCCATTGCATAAGACATTACCAAGTCATCATTATATCCTGACATAGCTTCTGCACGATTTCCATTATATATAAACACAAACAGTTCATCAATCAATCTTTGTGAATAAACCGTTACTAATTTTTCTCTAAAAAATTCTTCTAATTTTGCTATTACCAATGGTCTTGTCTTTTGTGTCAATGTAAATCCTGGAATTAACTGTTTTTCAACTCTATTAATTTTATTATTAATATGTCTTTGAGTATCTACTATCTGTAAATCTTTACTCATATAAAATAAATTATCATATTCTCTATCAATACATTGTTGAATAGCAGCCCATCCAATATTATTATTTTCAACAACAAGTAATGCATTATTATATTCAATTGCTATATTAACTAATAAATTACCATAATCTCTTGTAGACATTCTACCTTTATACTCTGCCACTTGTTCTAAACTTTCTACATCTAATATATGAAATGCTGAGTAATCTGTTGCATCTCCTCTACTAACATCCGCGCATACTATATAATCTTTTGTGTAATTCGGTGGTTCCCATATCCAAACATTACTATCAACTCCTCGTTTTTCTATAGGTTCTTTAACTTGTGTTGTCCTATACTCTTCTAAAATAGCACCATCAACTACTGATTGTCCTGAAGTAATAAAATCACAATCACACTCTTGTGCCGCCATTGTTGGACCTAATAATTTATCTTGTTCATCTCTCCACTCTTGTTCTCTGTCGGGATGAACTATCCAATGTAATTTAATAAAATTAAAATCATTCAATCCATCTTCAGCATCCATCCAAGTTCTATGAAACCAATTACCAACACCATTTGGTGTAGAAAGTGCTATACATTGTCCACCCGTTGATAATGTCTGAGATGCTGCTGCCCATATCGTATCAATTTTATCAATAAATGCCGCTTCATCTAATATAAGTAATGATAGTGCTTCTGAACGACCGGCCTCGTCTCCACTAGCTACAGCCTTTACTTGAGAACCATTTTTATATCTTAATGATAATTTATTATCTTCAACACAAGGTTGTTTTAACCAACTTGGTAAGTTTGCATGCATCACACGAACTTTTGTTACTAAATTTTTGGCAACTTCTTGTTTAGTAGCAATCACCAAGATATTTTTATCTTGATGAAATGTCATCATCCATAAAGAATATCCAGCTGTAATAGAAGATATACCTAATTGTCTTGCTTTCAAAATTATATTAAAACGATGTTGTACTAAATCACTAACTGTCTTTTCTTGAAAATTATATAAAGCAAACGGTATCTTACCCTCTATTGGATGTTGAATTACGCAATATTTCCTCAAGAAATAAACTGGATCAGAAGCACACTTTATATACTCCTGTTTAATTACATCTTTTAATTGTCCTTTTGAATTTCGGTTCATATTAATATAATACGCTCACAGTACCACTTCCACTTATTCGTTTTACACCTACTTCATAAAGTGTTTTAGCTGTTAAGTCGGACGCGGCTATAGAATCACCTTCGGTTGGCCAAATATAAGAACTTCCTGCAGACGTTACAATAAATCCACTTGACCCTTTAAAAGACCCAGTTAAATCTGTTATACCTGCACTTACTGTTTTAATTTTACTAAATTTTGCATCGTCTTTTATAGTAGGTACACTTCTACTAGATACATCAGTTCTTCCATTTGAACCATGTGTTATCGTTGCCATTTAATTTCTCCTATTAATTAATGTTATTACTCTATATATAAATATATTACTTCAAAGAATCTTCTATTTTTTGTAAATATTCTAAGGCTTCATCTGCTTGTTTTTTAATTTCTTTAACATCTATTTGCCATTTTTCTTTATCAACAGAATATCCGTCGGGTCTAAATTGTTGCCAAAATTCTACTGTATCTTGTTTCTTAAACTCTTCAATACTTTGTTTTTGTTCTTTTATCCAAGCTAATTTGTTTGCAATCACTTTTTTCTCTGCCCATTCATCATATGTACCATCAATTCTCATTTTATTCTCTATTTTTATTTGGCATTCAAAACAATGATTATATAAATACCACATTCTATCGTCTAAACGTTTTTTCATCACTTTATCACACTTAGGACAAAACCAAGGTACTCTTGCTTCTTTAGTTATCTCTAATTTTTCTGATGCTCTTTTACGTTCTTCTTCTTTTTCTTTTTTTAATTTTTTCTTAAACTCTAAATCTTCATTGGCGACAAAAATCCGTTTTTCTGGAGTTTTACCTCGTAAAATACTCTGTAATGCAGTGTTTTGTCTTTGATTTTCTCTACTATATCCCATTATAATATTCCCTAAAAGTTTAATAACCCTAAAATCTGATTTACTGGCGCAAAAGCTCCCGTAAACTTATAAATTTTACCTTTATATTTAAAAACTATACCTTCTGATGGTACTATTGATTTCAATCCCCCAATTTTATTTAATTTATCTAATTGTAACTTCAAAGTTTCTATTTTTTTAATATCACCTCCACGTTTTACTTTACTAATTGCGTCAATTACATCTTTTCTTATTTTTTTAACTGCTTTATCTGGTGAAGCTGCTAGATATCCACTAATATTCTTTAATATTTCAGCACCTACATCAAAAAATAATACTTCAAATGGTTTCATATTTTGTTTTACCCATTTTTGATGGTCATTTTTATCAAATGATAGTACCCAATTAAGAAATTTCTTATTATCTATGTCTTTCTTTATCGTTGGTATCTTATATGACTTATCAAAGAACGCCCATCTCTTAGTTAAGTTAACTAAAATATGATTTGGTATCTTATATTTCATTTGTTTTGACGCATTAAAAATAAACTCTTCCCAGTATGATTGATGGTATTTAGATAAAGTATCATTATCTTTAAGTTTATACTGGTTTTGTAACTTTTTTAATCTATTCAAATATACTTTCTTCTTTTTACTAAAATCTTGTACTTTAGGTACTGATAAAAATTGTGGTTTACCAATTGTATAATGTTTTTGTACACTTTGATTTACTTGTTTAATCATACCAGCTAACATACGAGCTGAATCTTTAGGTTGTCCTATTGCTGTACCACTTTCATCATATTCTAATGTTCCGTGAAATACTATTTGTGCTTTATCATAATCTATTACATTAGCTGACTTTGGATACATAACTTCTAAGTTCATCCAGTTTTTACCATTGCCAAATATCTTATCTTTTTGTTTATCAGATAAGGAACCTATTGATTTATTCAAATCTTTCATTGCAAATACAAAAGCATCTCTAATATCACCTCTACCTGAAAATTTAGAAGCGACTCCGCTAATATCCATAGCCGATGACCCAAAGTTTTTCAATTGACTTTTATTTCTAGCTGTAACTAATTTTCCGTTTACCCAAGAAATCATTAAATTTTGACCATCAAGTTTCTCAGTAACTCCATCCTCTCGGTTTAACTTACCCCCGAGTCCATTAATAATTATCTGTTTTAAATCTGAAAATGTAATATTTTTATCATCAAACGGGTGGTTCATATGTCCGTATGCTCCACCTTCTATTAATAACTTAACTTCTTCATCTAAGTTAATTCTTTCTTTCATCGTCATCTTTGTATCATACGCATCGTTCTTCATTTGAATGATATCACC